ATATTTTTAATCCAAAAAATATATTAGATGATCTTATTAAAAAACCATTTAAAATATTAATCATAAATACTGAAAATTATAAATTTAAAAATATAATTAATATGTTTCAAAAAATTAATAATATTAATAATATATATTTAATTGAATATAATATTGTAAATATTCATTATATTAAAGAAAATTATAAAAATATTAATTTAAATTTTTTACCTCTATTGTATAATCCATATTTAGAAAATATTTATCAAGAAAAATATATTCCTTTTAATAATAAAAAAACTGATATTTTATTTTGTGGAACATTACATTTACCTAGAAGAAAAAAACTATTGGATAGTTTAAGTAAAAAATTTAATATTATAATTAATAGTAATTATGGAGATATTAATAAACAAAATAAAGAATTAGCTAACGCAAAAATAATATTAAATATATATTCTTATGATTATAATAAAATATTTGATTATTATCGAAATACATATTTATTATCTAATAAATGTTTATTAATTTCAGAATATCCTGATAGTATTGATTTAACTATTGAAAAAAATTTAATTGGTTATGAAGAAAATTTAATTTTTTTTAAATATGATGAATGTGAAAAAGTTTTAGAAAAATATTTAAATCTTTCAGAAGAAGAATATCAGTCAATTGTTAATAAACAATATGAATGGTTTAAAAAACAAAATAATATGAAAGAATATTTTTATTCAGAATTAGGTAATATTTTAGAAAAATAATATTTACTTTTATATTTTATTTAATATATAGATTTGTTCAAATATTTTTATTTTTTTATTATTATTGTTAATGGAAATAATCCAAGATATTAAAAATAATCTAGATTATTTTTTTAATTCATTAAATTTAGATGAAATAAAAAATATTAAAAATATTATTCAAAAACACAATAATAATATTATTTATATTACTGGTATTGGTAAATGTGAAACATTAGCTCTTCATTTTTCCAATTTATTAAAATCCATTTCATATCAATCATTTTACATATCTGTTCAAAATTCTATTCATGGAGATGTAGGTTCAATAAAAGAAAATGATTTATTAATTGTTTTTAGTAAAAGTGGAAATTCAAATGAATTAATTCAATTTCTTAATATTCAAAAAATAAAAAATATAAATTCTATATCTATAACTTGTTCAAAAACCGGAATAATTAACTCTTTAACAAAACATAATTTAGTTTTACCTTTAATAAATGAAATACAATTAGGAATTACTAATATTCCAAATAATAGTTGTACTTTAATGATGTTAATTATAAATATTTTAACTAAAATGTTAGAAAATATTAAAATACAAGAATATAAATTAAATCATTCAGGTGGTTCTATTGGTAAAGATTTATTAGAAAAAAAATAATAATTTACACCACTTTCCACATAATTTAATTCATATCATCTTTCTAAAATTCAATTAAACTTTATTCAATTTTATTCATCACTAACAATTAAATCACATATATTTTCCAAATCATCAGAATATATTATTTTTTTAACATTATTTTTCTCATTTTTATAAATACTATTATTTATAAACTCCTTCATTTCTTTTCAAGGGTGTAAACCGCAACAAATATCTACAAAATTGATTTTATTTGTTTTCATTATACATTTTTAATACTACTATTTTTATAAAATTTAAATTAAATAAAATAATCAAAAACATAATAGCCTTTTAATTTTTTTAAATTATTTCCAACTATAGAATTTTATTTATCTTATCTGAATGTATTCCAAAGTTTATACTTTGATAATGACTATAAGGTAAAAAATATTGACATTGATTTAATCATAAAAAATATAAAAAAAAATCGATTAATAAAAAAAATATTCGATATAATACTTTAACTTAGACACTATTTTGGAAATGTTGTCTAAAACATACGATTTATCAGCCCATGGATATACTTTTATTCTTGAAATACTAAACCCAACACGAAAAGAGATGAAAGTAAAGTTCATATTCACAGACATTGAAAGAAATACTCAAATATTCGAAGGTGATCTTTTCAATCATGAAGGATATTACATCCACAACACTATTGATTACATCATTATTAATAACATTGGTCTTCTTATTGAAGACGTTGATATTCCAGGAATTTATCATAACGAACTCGATGAAAAGATCAAAGAAATAGCATTTGGTCTATGGAATGATTTACATGGATTAACTCCAGATCATTAAAAATCGCAAATTATTTATTATAACCTTTCAAAGTATCAATACCAACTTCAAATAAATGTGATTGAATAGCATAAATTAAATAATTTTGCTCTAATATTTTTAACCAATCAATATCTTCCATATTTTGATAATATGTATTATATTCAATATATTCTTGTAATAAATATTCTGTTTCAAAAATAAAAATATTCATATGAATTTTATATTTTATTTTTTCATTTATTATATTTTTATTTGTTTTTTCTTTTTCATTTTCTTTTTCTTTTTCTTTATTATGTTTATGTTCATTTTCATATTTTTTATAATTACTTGTTAATGTACTTAAATAATCATTCATTTTAATAACATCACTTTTTCTATTTCCATCATTATTACGTTTTTTTTGAATTAAACTAACTAATTTTTCATTATTATGAATAGCTTCCACATTTTTTTTAATACCAGGAATAACGCTTCGAGAACCATACATAATATAATTTTGCCTATTTACAACTAGTTTAATTTTATTTTTATTAGAAACATATTTATAATCATCATTTAGATAAAATAATGTACCACATTTAACATTATTATTTCTTTTATGTTCATCAATATAAAATTTAATTAAATTTTCTAATTTTATAATATCAAAAAAGGGTTCATAACCAGATATTTGTAAAACATATTTTTTATTTATTTTTTCTTTTTCAATATAGTTTGTCATTCGATAAATGTCATTCTCAAAATATTCTTCAGAAATATAACAAAAACCACCAAATCCTAATACTTCATCATATATACCTTTATTATCTGTTAAAAATACAATATTTTTAGGACATATATTATTTATTTTTAAAATATTTAAATAAACATGATTTATAATAGACAATTCATTAATTTTAATTAAAGGTTTTCCATTATTCCATAAACATGAAACAAATATAAATACTTCATCCATAAAATAAAATAAAAATATATTTTTAAATAATATAAAATCGAAATTTAATAATTATAAATATTATAAAAAGCAAAAACAAAAACAAAAACAAAATGACTATATTTTTAGAAAACAAAGCATTCAACACAGAAAATAATAATTACGAAGGGTGATAACTAATGTAAGTTGTTTTGTTAAGGGATGAACAAAGGTGCAAAAACTATAAAAATATGAAAAAAATATCTGTAAAATATCATAAAATATAAGAATAGACTAAAAATTCTAATAATTGTTAGAACTATAATGAACCTTGTTATAAAAATAAAAATAAAAAATAAAATAATTAAAAAATAAATATAAAAAAAATAAATAAAATAATAATACAAATATAATTATGTATAGAAAATATTTATTAGAAGAAATAAAAAATACAAAACGCTTATTAGTTGTTAGACATGGACAATCCATTTGGAACCATGATTCTAAATTTACAGGATGGACAAATATTCCATTAACTGAAAAAGGAAAAGATGAAGCAAAACAAATTGCCAAATCACTATTAAGTCATTATTATAGACCTAATATTATTTTTTCATCTGTATTGGATAGAGCAATTCAAACATCCAATATTATTAAAAAAGAATTAAATTATAAAAACATTCACATTCATACATCATGGAGATTAAATGAAAAACATTATGGAATGTTAGAAGGCATCCCCCGTCAAAATATCCGTAATATTTATGGAACTAAATTTACTGAAATTATGCGGGGAAATTTTACAATGAAACCTCCAATTTTAAATGAAACGGATCAAGAAAAAATTCTGTTAAATACAAATATAAGCCGAACGTCTCCACAAATGAATTATCCAATATATCGCAATTGTTATTTTGAAAAAATTAAATATGGAGAATCAAAAGAGGATGTATTAAATAGATTATTACCATATTTTGAAAATGATATATGTTATACATTTAATGAACATAAATTTCCACTTATTGTCACACATAAACATTGTGCACGTGTTTTAATGAAACATTTATTAAATATAAATGATTATGAATTTGAAAATTTTGAAATTCCTTCAAAAAAGATATTATATATTGAATTAAATGATGACTTAACTTATAAAATGCATAATTATTTACCTTACTGATAATCTTAAAACACCTAAAGGAACATATGGTAATTTTAATGTTGATCTAGCGTAATATTCTTCTAAAAAACCAGAAGAAGTAGAAAATTTAACTTCTTGACCTTCATTATTTCTTAATGCTTCTAATATAGCTATTCTTGTATTATGATTTTCATTTATTGATTTAGATTCAAAATTTTCATAAGTATTTTTAGTTCCTTTTCCAGAATCAAACCATACTTGTCCATCAGGTAATGTGCACAATATTCTACACGAAGTTCTTAAAATAAGATGTACATCTATATCAATAATACTTTTCATTTCAAATAATTTATCAATAGCAATATCATATAATTCTTTATTTGAAGGATTATTTAAAAAATCAACAACAGCTTTATAAATTATTGGATTATTAATATAATTTTTTTGATATTCTTCTTTTAAAAATTTTAATACATCAAACATATACTTATATACAATAAAAAAAAAATAATAATTATCAAAAATAAATTGTTTAAATTATTATATATTTATAAATGTAATAAATAAATTAAATTCATGCCAATTTATCATTCATTAAAAACAATATTTATTCATATTCCAAAAGCAGGAGGAACATCTATTGAAGAAACAATATCAGACTTTCCATTATTCCGTTATAAATTAGTCAATAAATACAATTGGTATGGAAATATTAAACAACAAAATAATCAACAAACTTATGAATTAGACCATTCAACTATGGCGTACTTAAAAAATAATTGTAAATATTATGACAACAATTATTTCACATTTGCAGTCATACGAAATCCGTATGCACGATTAGTATCGGAATATCATTATTGTAAATATCAATATTCACGTCTCATAAAAAACTTAAATACATTCAATGATTTTGTACATGAACTTAAAGACAAATTTGATTATATATTGAAAAATAAAGAAACTAATCATTTATATGTATCGCATTTTTTGCCACAATATTTATTTACACATAATTATAGAAAACAACCATTAATTCCCATGGAAAATATATATAAATTAGAAAATATAAAAGATGATTGGAATAAAATTAAAACTAAATTAAATATTAATGTTGATTTAAAACATACTGAAAAAAATGCATCTAAATTTAAGTACAATTATGAAATTTATTATGAATCACAAGAATTAAAAGAAATTGTGTATGAATTGTACAAAGATGATTTTATAATATTTGATTATGAGAAATAAATTATTGTTAATAGTTATCAATTTTTTTTTTTTTATAAATAAAATAATTCCAATATTATTGCATAATAGTATGATTTACATTATCCATTCTATTATTATTATCATTAATCAAAACCCTTGACACCTTTGACACCTTCCAATTACTAATAGAAGAAATTAAAATTTCATTATTAACATAATTAACCAACGCTATTTTTCCTTTCCAACTACCATATATTATCCATAAATTAGTATAATTTTCATATTTAGAATTTCCATCATCAAATGTATTTATTTTATATATTTCATGTACATTAGGTTGTATATATGTCCATTCATCATTTAATAATTTTTCTTTTAGATTTAAATTGTTCATTTTTATATAATAAAACTTATTCTTTATATAATATATAGCATTTTAATTATTCAATTTTTAAATAAAATAATATTAATTATAATTATAAACATGAATGACAAAAAATCAAATTTAATAATTCAAAAACATAAAAATGATAAAAAATATTTTATTTGGCATCCATTAATAATAAATATATCACCTTTTATAGTTTATATTAATCAAAATAAAAAAAATTTATACATATATACATTACCAAATAAAAAAGAAATTAGAAAAGAATTATATGAAAAAAATATTCCATGTCATCCATCTGAACCAAATTCAAAAAAAAATAAAACAGCATATGCTTATACAAAATTTGTAAAAGAATATAAATATAAAAAAATTTATTATGGTTCGTCTCAAGGAAAATCAAAAATAAGTGACCATTATAAAATAAAAAATAATGGATTTTTATTAGAATTAAATAATAAATATGTATATATTGGTAATGTAGGAATAATGGAATTTAAATTAAATGATAATATTCTAAAATTTTTAACACCATTAGGTTATCCTGTTATTTATGGACAAAAAAACATATATCATTTATATAATGAAAAATCAATAGATATATTAAAAAGAGATGATTTTAAAAAAAGTATGACTAATAGTGAAATTGAAGACACCTATTATAAAATTTTTGATTTTAATAATCCAATTGAAATAAAATCAATAAAAGTAAAACAAATAAAAATATAAAATTCCCTTAAAACAGTTTAAAATAATATGAATAATAGTTATACATAAAACTCAAATGTACATTCCATACAATATTATTTACAATTTTTTAATAAATAGATGCTTAAGATTAAATATTGATGAATCACATGCTATAAAACACAGTATGGATGTACTTAAATATTCACAAAAAATACTAAATGATGAAAAAAAACAACCAAATAATCAACATTTAAATTACAATGAAAAAGTAATATATACGTCGGCAATATTGCATGATATGTGTGATAAAAAATATATGGACCCATCTCAAGGATTAAATGAAATCAAAAATTTTTTAAAAAATACGGAATATAAAGAAAATGACATCAATAATATTATTCAAATCATGAATACAATGTCATATTCCACAGTAAAAAAAAATGGATTTCCAAATTTAGGAATATATCAAAAAGAATATCACATTGTAAGAGAAGCAGATTTATTATCAGGTTATGATGTTGAACGATGTATGGTATATGGTATATTAAATAAAAATCAAAATTATAAACAAGCTTTTGAAGAAACCAAAGAATTATATGAAGTACGAATGGGTAAATTTATTGAAGATAATTTATTTACAACAAGATTTGGATTAGAAGAAGCTAAAAAATTAGACGCAGAAAATAGAAAACGATTAAATGAATTAGAAGAATTATTAAAATAAATGAATTTAAAATCCGATCAGTCAATCAATATTACACATTTGGATATTTACACCGGAAATTTTAATGAAAATCAAAAAATTATTCTTTATATGTTTTTGATTTCTTACTTTATTTTCTTGATGATTTCTTTACATATACTATATCTCTCTTATATGAACCTATTAGTAAATTATTGTAGGTTTCTTTGGTATATCTTTTATTACCTTTCTTATATTTAACTTTAATTCATTATAAGTTAAACCTTATAATTTTTGTAATCTAAATTTTAATATATAAAAAATTATAAAATTATAAATTTTTATATGTTAATAAATAAAATAAATTTCTAATAAAGTTCATCAAATTTCATTATTATTGCTTTTTTTAATTCTAATTTTTTTTTATAACTTTTTTTCTTTTGTTTCATTACTATCATCATTCATAATTATTTTAGGTTTTGATGTTTTCTTTTTAGATACTTTAAAATCATTAAGTTCATCATTAATACTTTTTTCAATCTCATCAATTTCTTTATCTTCATTAGTAATTTTAGTCTCTATTTTTGGTATTTTCTTTTTTGATACAGTTAATATTTCATCATCATTCTCAATAATATTAACTTCTTTATTATTTTTAGATTTACTTTTTTTACCTTTAACAATTATTAAATCATTTATTTCTTCAACTCCTTCTATAATTTTACCATCTTTATAACTGCCAAATAAATCACCTTGTGTTTTATCCTTTTTTACTTTATATAATTTATCATTAACTAAATAATATTGTTTTTTTCCATCTTTTATTATTTTTGGTTCATTTTCATTAATTGGTTTAATATCATTATAACCACTAATTTTTGTTTCTTTTATTAATTTTATTTCTTCTTTTGATAATCTGAAATATTCATAAACTTTTTCATCATTCCATTTTTCATTTAATGGTGGTAATGGTATCCATTTACATGTTGATTCACTAATATCTTGTGATATTTTTCTTAAACTTAACATAAAGTTAGGTAATTTACATCTCATATAACTTAATAATGATTTAGCTTCATTTTCTGAACTTATATTAAATGATATGTAACTTTTTGTATGAACTTCATTTGGATTTCCAATAAATATATTTCCAAAACATCCATTTTTTCCATTAGCTCGTGCAGTTATAACTTTATAATTATTTATTTCTTTTTTAATTTCATTTTTATTAATATATTTAATAAATCCTTTTTGTTGAGATACATAACATTTGATATAATCTTTTTTATTCTCATCTACTAATCTTGTATCATTTGTTTGAATTTTATAATAATCTTGACTTATATAATATTTTGTAATTTTATCATTTTTTAAAAATTTATTTACTAAATCAAAATATTTGCTATCAAGAATTATATCAAAAGTGTTAAATTTTACTTTTGAACCATTATAATCACATAATCCATTATAATTTTTATCTATTAAAAAGTAATTTACACCACCTTCAATACTTATTTTGTTTCCAAATATTTCACATGCATTTTTATAATGTTTTATGTATAATATATCTGTCCTGTTTATCATCATTTCTCTAAATTTATCTAATCCTTTTCCACCTGCAAACCAACGACTTGGTGTTATAAATGATAATATTTTACATTTATCTACATAATATTCTATAAATTTATTATATAATGGTTTTGCACCAACTTTTGTTAATTCTTCATTATATGGAGGATTTCCTATTATTATGTCAAATTTATCAATTTTAAATATTTCTTTCAAATTTATATTTAATGTATCTCCTTCATATAAATTTAATTTATATTCATTATTAATATTAAATATTTGTTTTACTACAAAACAATTCTTTTTATTTAATTCACCCATATATAATTGTTTTTCAATTATATGTTTTTTCCTTTGTTCTTCATTTGGTATTTTAGTTTTTAATCCTTCCATTAACTTATAATATATTGCAATTGGATAATTACCCATTCCCGTAGCAGGGTCATACCAAGTTAATTTCTCATTTGTCCAAATATTTTCATTTTTATTTTTTAACCAATATTCTTCTATATCTTTTAACATTTTATCATTTATAAAATCCATTGGTGTAAATACTTCTCCAAATGTTTTCTTTTCTATTGCTTTTGGTTTCAAACAATCTGATATTAATTCTAATAATTCTTTTGGTCTATCTAATAAACTTTGAATTGACATCTTAAATTGAATTGATATATTATAAGTATTTGAAGATTTATCAAAATATTTATTAATTATATCATGAATAATATTTATTAAACCTTTTTTGTTCCACCATATTAAACATTGATCATCAAATATTTCTAATAATTCATTACTTTCTTTAATATCATTTAACATATTTATAAAATCCTTATTTTTATTTTCAATAGTTAATATACACGTCAATGGTATAACATAAGGTAAAACATCTTTTGTAAATGATATTTTTACTTCTTCCTCTTTTTCTTCTTCATCATCTTCTAAAGAATTATCATCACTTTCAGAAGCACTATCTTTTATTTTTTTTTTACCTGATGGTAATTCTTGTAATTCATCATCTTCATCTTTTAATTCTATTATTGAATCTACTTTATTATCTTTTAATGAATTTGTAAAAGATGCATTTAATAATTTTTGTGTTGGGTTATCAAATATAATATAATCATTGTCTAAATTCTTTAAAAGAGTTTTGAAACTATTTATTGGGTCTCCTTTCCATATATCCATTAATTTTTTTATAATTCCATCACTACTTAATTTTTTTGAATGCATCATATCAATATCAATATTAATTAAATGGTTTTCTATTAGATATTTAATTTTATCTTCAACACTTTTACTATTTTTATAAACAGTGTAATTAATACAAGTTTGTAAAACTCTACTAATATTTAAATCTACAACAAACCCCATTTTTTTATTTTGTCCTTCTGTCATACATCTATACATTTGTTGCATTACCTTATCAGATGATAATGTATTATTCATTAACATAACAATATCACAACTATTAATGGTAATACCTAAACTTAACATATTACCAGCAAGAAGAATTAAACCTTGTTTTCCTTCAGATTTTGTTATAATTTCTTGTTTCAATATTTCATCTTTAATATCTTTGGCTAAATCATTATTTTGACGATTAATACACATTATATTATAGTTTTTTAATATTTTATCCTCAAGCATTAATAATTTTAAATTTTGAGAAATAAAATTAATATTATCTGATGGTAAAAACCAAATTTGTGTAAATGGTGTTCTTGAACATATATTATTTATTCTTGTAAAAATAGATTTATCTCCTGTTTTATAATCTTGTTCTTTTTCTGAACCAGAAATATATCTAAGTATAGTTTTAATTTCATTTTTATAATTAAATTTTTTATCTTTATTCAAACTAAAAAGAACATCAAAACTAAAACCATAATGACTACCCATAATATTTTCTTTAATTATATCATATCTTTGTGAGTCAAACATATTAGTAATTAAATGTAAATCAGGCATTCTTTCATATGATTTAAATATATCATTTATTGATAATCCTAAAGCATTATAATCTTTAATAGTTGATATAATGTATTCATCGCCGTGTTTTTCTTTTAATCTATTTAAATTATTTTCATCAATTAATATACTTTTACAAATTTGTTCAGATGAAAAACTGTCATTTTTCATTTTAATAGATTTGTAAATTGCTTTACAAATTTGTTCATCTTCAATATCCCAATACATTTGACATTCTTGCAATATATTCCATTCTTGTAATGGTTTATTATAAGTAGCAGTTAAATATATTTTAATAGTGTTTTTTGAAGAATATGAATCTAAAATATCTTTTGACAAGTTTGTTGTTCCACTAAAATGATTTTCATCAAAAGCAATAATATCTAATTTTAAATTTTTAATTTTCATAATAGTTTTTTCATTAATATATTTTTGTAAAAGTTGTTTGGACATAACAATTATGTTATTATTTCCAAGTTCAAATGAATCAAGTTTTTTAGAGCCTTCAATATGATGAATTTTAAATTTATCAAAATCTTTAAATTTATTAAATAAGTCATTAGTAAATTGTGGTGATGTTTCAGTAGGTGCAGGTGTAATAATCAAAACATTTAATTTTTTCATAACTTCAATTTGTTTAATAATAATACCACCAATCATATATGTTTTACCACTTCTACATTTACAACCCCACAAAAAAGATTTATTACCTTCTTCAATTAAATTACTTGTTTTTTGAGTAATTAATTCTTGATGAAATCGTAAAATTAAATTTTCTTTGCTATTCAAATAAATAGTTTGCCAATCTTCCAGTTTATTTTTAATTATATCTTGTTTAAATGCTAAAAAATATTTATTCAAGTCATCTTTATCTAATATATTATCTTCAGTCATATGTTCAGTAATATAATAACTAGATTCGTTAGCATTTTTAACTTTATCTAAAACTTTTTTCTTATTCGGAACAACAAGATAAATTTTATAATTTTTATAAATATGTTTATTTTTAGTTGCCATTGCTATAATATTTTGAATATCATAATAATCTACTGATTTTTGTTTTTTTATATCTTCATGTGATTTAGGATATTTAGAACTAATAAATATATAATTATTATCATTTTTATTTATTAAAGTAATATCAGAACATCCTCCAGAATTACCACTAAAAACTTTTTCATTTAAATATTGATTAAGATTTTCTAAAATTTTAAGTTTAGCATTATTAGAATTACCAATTAAATGATTAAAATTAGAATTAGTAAAAATATAACAAAATCCAAATTTAATAACAATATCAAATAATCTTTCAAAAATAAAACCTTTTTCTGATTGTGTTTTACAATTCTCTAAAACATCATCAACATTATCAAAAGTTATAATATAGTCAATAAATTCTTTAATATTCATATTAGTAAAGTTCATTTCTTTAGTAGTCATACAAGTATATATAATTATATTTCTTTTTATAAAATTAATCATTTTTTTTTATTTTTTTAATAAAAAATAGACGTTTTAAATCACCATAAGTGTAAATCAATCAATCAATCAATAAATCTCAATATAAATATTTAATATATATTATATATTATATAAAAATATAAATGAATAATTATATAGTATATTTATTAACAAATAGTGATCCAAACAATAATTGTACATATGTAGGAATAACAAATAATCCTATACAAAGATTAAGAAAACATAATGGTATTATAAAAGGAGGAGCAAAATATACAAAAATGAAAAAAGGAAATGGAACATGGAATTATTATGGAAAAATAGAAGATTTAACAAAAAGTGAAGCATTATCTATTGAAAAAAAAATACATATATATTCTAAAAAAACAAAAGGTGAAACACCTCTTCAAAGAAGATTAAATTGTATCAATAAAATATTAGAAACTTATGAAAATAAAAGTTTTTTTATAATTAATCAAGAAATAAATGAAGAAATTAATCAAGAAATAAATGAAGAAATATCAATATAAAAGAAATAATTAATTTAAAAAAGTAAAAAAAAATATAAAAAATATATATATGATTTTACAAATTGTAAATAACATACAAGGACATTATGAAATCATAGAAAGTATTATAGTAAAACATCAAATTATAATAGGAAAATATAATATAACAAAAATTAATTTAGAGGTGAATGATTGTGATAAGAGTTTTAAAATATATATAAAAAAGAAATATCCACATATTGAATTTAAATTAAGTCCAATTTTTAATTTTTATATAGATTGTACAGTTTATCCTAAACAAGTAGAAATAATAAAATTATATGATCCAAAAAAATATTTCTTTATATCACATGATATTGACATGTTTATTAAACAATTACCAAATGTATATTTTTTAACTCCTTTAGCTAAACGTTTTCTATATGCAGATGTAATGCCACATATGACAAAAAAGAATATGAATAAAACATATCCAATATATGTTGTACAAGGACATTATGGTGGAATACATTCAAAAAGAAGAAATTTAGATTTACTATTAAAAATATTAGAGCATGATTTTAAAAAAAAATATTTAATAAAGTTTGTTGGTAGAGGAGAAATACCAGAAGAATTTAAAAAACATAAAGATAGAATAAAATTTATTCAAGATTTAGATTTTAATAATTATCATCAACAATTTAATGATTGTTATGCTATGTTTTCATTAACTTTAAAAGAAACAAATCCACAATATTATAAAACAAAATTAACATCTACTATTAATTATATTAGAGGTTATAAATTAAAAGGAATTATTGATGAAGAATTACAAAATATATATAAATTACCTGATGTTCAAACATATACATCTAAAAATGATATTGTTCATGCATTTACAATCACATTAAATGATTTTTATATAAATTATGTTTTCAAAAATAAAAATCAAAAAGAAACTAATCAAAAAGAAACTAATCAACAAGAAACTAATCAAAAAGAAACTAATCAACAAGAAACTAATCAAAAAGAAACTAATCAACAAGAAACTAATCAACAAGAAACTAATCAACAAGAAACTAATCAAAAAGAAACTAATCAACAAGAAACTAATCAACAAGAAACAAAAGAAGAAACAAAACAAGAAATAAAAATAAAATAAATATAATTACAAATATAATTACAAATATAATTACAAATATATATAAGTTAAGATTAATAAAAACAAAAATAATATAATATAAATTAAAAAATTATTATAAATATCAAATAAATCATGTTGATTGTATAGTGAATAAAATAAAAATAAAAACGATAATATAAATAATCTATAATCAATATTATATTTTTTTTCACAATAAAATATGTATAAAGAAATAAAATATGGAATACCATAAAAAATACATATTTCTTTAAAATTATAATCTTTTTTTTCTACTCTCATACCTTTTCCTAATAGTGCAATACAAAATACATAACATGCTAATATTTTTCTATAAATTGATTGAGGCATTAATAATAAAATAATTGATGAATAAAATCCAAATGTTGTTGCTTGACTAAAATTTGTTGGTAATAGCATATAAATTATAATTATAAATAAAAAATTATTATAAATAAAATAAAATAAATCATGAAATCATTTATATTTAAATAAAAATTATTATTTTATTATAAAAAAATTAAATCAAAAATGTCTAAATCAAGAGTAAATAAAACAAAAGTATTAATAGGTGGAGCATTAAAACGTAAAAATCCCAGTAAAGCATCAACTATATTTCAACAATTAAAAATATTATCATCAGATACATTAGATTATGGATGTGGTTATGGTTTTGATGCAGATTATAACAAATGGGCAAAATATGATCCATATTATTTTGATGAATATCCAATAAAACAATTTCAAAATATTGTATGTATTAATGTATTAAATGTTGTATCAAGTAAAATAAGGAAAGAAATAATAACAAATATTCAAGAATTATTAAATCCGGAAGGAATAGCATATTTAGTTTGTCCAAGAAATGTACCAATCAAAGGAAAATATTCTAATTTTGAAAGAAGACCTCAAAATTATGTAATTTTAACATTAGAAACTATATATAAGGATAAAAATTTAGAAATATATGAATTGAAAAAAAAATCAATATATGAAGATAAAACAATAAATATTGGTGAATAATTATAAAATAAATTAAAACAATTAAAACAATTAAAATAATTAAAACAATTAAAACAAATTTATGAATTTTTATGATTTTGAATAAAAAGTTTGTATTCTATTAGATTATTAGTAGTTAATAATTCTTTATCATTTGGTAAATAGTCAATTAATTTTACAATTAATTTATTAAATTCAATCATTTTTTTAATTTTAATAAATTCACCTCTTAAACAATTAAAATGAATAATAAAACAATAATCATTAATTAATTTAGAATTTTCATAAAAATATTTTCCATTAGGATAAAATTCTCTTTCTAAAAATCCACAATTAAATTCATTCATATGTTTTCCAATAAAATGATTGAAAAATTTTTGATCAGATGTTCCTCCATCACCACCATAATTATAACATTTTAGATTATTAATCATATTTTTTTTATTAAAAAATTGTATTAATTTATTAGTAGATTTCATGGCAAAAAATCCAGTGCAACAATCAACACCATTTGTTTGAATAACAATATCATTTTTTCTTAATTTTTCTTTAATATCAATTAAATAATTTCTATTAATAAAAACATCAGTATCCATATAAACAATATTTCTTCCATCTTTTAATAATCTATGAGTAATAAAATATCTATTATAAACAATAGAAGACCATTCTTTAGTTCCAAAATGATAAATATTTAAATTATTATTATTATTATTATTATTATTATTATTATTATTATTATTATTATTTTTATTATTATTATTATTATTATTATTATTATTATTATTATTATTATTATTATTATTATTATTATTTTTATTATTATTATTATTATTATCTGATAAATTTAAATATAAAACAATTTCAATATTAATTTTTAAATTTAAAACAAAATGATGTTGAATATAATTTGCTATTTTATTATCTAAAGCAAAAATGACAATTTTAATTTGATTATTATAAGCACTTATTAATAAATTATTTATTAAATTTATATTATTATATGTAGATACAATAAAATTTATTAAGTGTTCATTATTATTATCTAAAAATTCATCAATATTTTGATAAATCATAATAATATAAATATAAAAATTAATAAAAAATAACTAAATAATTTTATTTATGTCTATTTCTATGTTTTCCATGAAGTTGATAATATTTATCAACAAATTCAAAAGGTTTATTTTTAATTTCTAAATATCTTTTATTCATATTATTAATTCTATTGATACCATTTTGAATACTAATATTTCTTCTATTATAAATCATAAATTCTTTAGGTAAAAAATTACTAACTTTATTATAAATATTTAAAGATATTTTAGGAAGTGGATTTACTTTAGTTTCTAATATTTCTTCATAATTTACAAATAAAATTTTTTTATTTTTTTTATGTTCATTCCAATCATAATCATGTCTATCAGAAATAATGAAGTATAAATCATATTTTTCAGAAAATCTTTTAATCCATTCATCAATCATTACATCATGTGTTTTTATAATAATATTATTATTAACAATATCTTCATTATAATGATAATATCCCATAAAAACAAGACTTTCATAAGGTTGAAAAAATGCCATTAATAAATTAGATAATACAGTACTTCCAGAACCAGGATTACTTAATTGAATTATTCTTACTGGTTTTGTCATTAATAGTAATTAATAAAAAATATAAATAAACTTAAACATATTCTAATTATTCTAATTTTTATTTTAGAATAATTATTTTATTTATAATTTTATTTTATTTTATTTTATTTAATAACTTGAAAATTATATTCATCATCAAAAATACGATGTTCCGGATGATTTTTTTGAAAAATAAGCCATTTAGATAAACCAGAATTCATAGATGGAATAAAATATTTAGATTTAACAATAATATATAAATCATTTAATGTATTTTTTATTAATAAATCTTTATTTTCTGTATGATAATGAATATTTTTACCATTAAAATTTTGTGGTTCTTGAAATCTAAAAAAATTTAATTTTGGTAAAAATTTTTGAAATGTTTTAAAAGCAAAATGGTCATCTGTTGCTATAAAAACATTTTTAATTTTATGTATTAAACATAATTTATTAATTTTAATTATATATTGTTTTATATTATTTTTTAAATCAGTATTTCTAAAATGAACAGATATATAATTATTATTTTTTTCAATAATTTTATTTGTATTATCAAATATATGATATAAAATTTCATTTTGAAGTCTCATATTTTCTATAAAATTTTCACTAAAACCTGCAAATACTCGAATATTATTATTTTTTTCATTTTCATGTATATCTTCAATTTGAATATTTGTATTTTCCAGAAAATTTTTTGTACCTTTTAATTGTGCTTTTTTATTTATTAATTGTGAAATTTTTATTCCTTTAAATTCTAAATTTAAATCAATATGATTATAATCAGTATAATAAGTTAAATTTTTATCATAAATAAAAAAATATTTAGAAAAATTATTCTTAAATGTACTTAATTGTTCAGTATCAATAATTAAAATTCTATTTTCTTTTTTACATAATTGTACAGCATATTGAATTCCATTTAACATATGAGCTAATCCACCAGTTCCTTTATATATTAAATATTTCATAAAAATTAAATATATAATAAAAAAAAATAATTAACTATTATTTATTTTTTATAACTTTTTTTTCACTTAAAATATAATTATTTATAAAATCATGATTTAAAATCATAGCTTCATAAGTAAAAATTTTAGAAACAGTTTTAGAACCTTTTTTAATACTTTTCTTTTTAGTATCATTATTGTTATAAATATTAATTAAATTAAAATTATTTATATTAGATAAATCATGATTAAAATTAATATTTTTAAATTTATTTTCAACTTTATCAATAAAAACAATAAAAATATAATTATAAATTGTATATGAATTTATATATTCAATAAAATTATTAAATTCTTCAATATTTATTATTTGAATAGAATTATAATGTGAAATTTCATTAATATGTTTTAATTTATCTTTATTTTCATATAAAATAAAAATTGGTAATTGATTTATAAAATTATGATTTGTATCAAAATCAATTTCATAAAATGATGAATCAATATAATTATTTTTGTTATAAACAGAGTAATCTTGAATTAATTTAATATCTTTTTCTGGAAAAATAAAATTATTATAATCAATCAATAAAAATAAATTATTTAATAATAAATTAGTATTAATAATTGTAAAAATATTTTTTGATTTATTTTCAAAGTTATTTTTTTCTATTAATATTTTATCAAAAATAAAATAATCTTTTTTATATAATTCTGACAAATTTTCAAGTATATTATTATGTTTTAAATAATGATTTGTATCAATAAGTAAATTAATATCATAAATTTTAAATTTATTTTTAAAAAAAGATGATTTAAATAATTTATTATTTTGTTTTTCAATATTATTATTTTTATTTTTATTAAATAATTTTAAATTATTATTTAATTCTTTATTTGATATACAAATAATATCATTATTAATATTAAATTTTTGTTTAATTTTTATTATATTATTTTGTAAAAATGGGTCATCACTTTTATTTAAAATAAATATTTTATAATTGTTATAATTTTGATAAAAAATACTAATTAATAATAAATATAATTCATCATATGTATTAATATAATCAATAATAAAATTGAAGTTTAATACACTTTTATTTTGATTATTTTGATTATATGGTTGAAGATTTTTAAAAGTAAAATCATTTGGAATATCAAATAAATTTTTATTAAATAATTTACTAAACTGTTTATTTATTTGAGATAAATTATAAATAGATTTGTTATTTTTTGTATAATAAATAATTTTGTAAAAAAATTCATTGAATTCATCATTATTTATTAATATATTTTTATCTGGAATATTTAAATCAATAATAGTATTAAATTCAACTTTATATTTAACAAAATCATAATTACTTGATTTAAATAAATGTATAAGCTCATATTTTTTTAATTCATTATTCAAATCATTTTTCAATTTATTTATTTCAGCAAAAGATTTCCAATTAATAATTATACTCAAAAAATAATTAAATATATTTGGAAATATTTTATTAGTATCATCTTTTAAAAAGTTATAATAATTAATATAAATACTATTATTTTTTAATTCTACTTCTTTTGTATCATATATACTTATATAAAAATTATTTATAAATTCATTTAATGGATATTTAATAGCAGGTAATATAACAAATTTATTAAAGTAATATTTATTTTTTATATAATCTAAAAATGCTAGATAAGTATCATTAGTTAATTTATTTCTTATTATATAATCATTCCAATCATAATTAATCCATAACAAATAATGATGTTTAGAATATGGTAAAAATAATTTAACTCCTTTTTCAAAAAAATGTTTTAAACAATCATTTTCATTATTATTTAATTCATGATTTTCTTTATTTAATAAATAATAATACTTATAATCAAAATCTGAACATAAACATTCATATATTTTATTATTATCCTCTTTATTTTCTATTAAAAATTTTTCATAAATTAAATTACTACACTTATTTAAAATATTATCTTTGAATTCTTTTAATAAATTTTTATATTCATCATCTAATTTATCAATAAAATTAATACAAGTATTTATTTTTTCATTTTCATTTTGATTTTGATTTTCATTTTCATTTTGATTTTGATTTTCATTTTCATTTTCATTTTCATTTTCATTTTCATTTTCATTAGTTAAAGTATTATTTTCATAATTATTTAAATTTTGAAATTCTTTAATAATTCTACCTTCTTTTTGTCCAAAATATAAATAATGTTCAATAGCACTTAATTTATCAAAAATTTTATTTATTTTTAAATCAGGATATTCATTTAAATATTGTTGCCAATCATAATTTAAATATAAATTTTTATGATTTAAAGAGTATAATAAAAATTCATTTTTATGATGAGTATCAATATAATGAATAATTTCATTATGATTTAAATTTTGTAATTGTTTATTCATACTTTTAGCAAAATCAATATCAATAATTTCATATTTATTATTATCAGAAATAGTAATTGTTTGATACTTTACAATATTTTTAGGATAAATTTGTCTCTTTTCATTTATTCCATGTTCTAAATAATGTTTAAAAGCTAAAATTTCATTATTTATTTTAGATTTAACAATATCTTTATTAACATTTAAATATTTAATCCAATCATTAAAATAAAATAAGTTTGATTCTATTTTACTATATAATCTTTTTTCTTGATGTCCATATTTTAAAAAATGTTCTTTTATTAAATTATAATCATAATTAAATTTAATAGCAACATCATTATTCATGGATATATAAAAATTGAGGTCTAATTCGTTTTCTAAATTTTTATTTATATTTGAATTCATATAAATAAAAAATATAATATATAAAAAAATTAAATTAAATATTAATTAAATAATTATTTAATTGAATAGATCTTTCTTTATAATAATGAGATACATAATCATTTAAATAATTATTTAATCTAATTTCTGGAATAAAAATATGATTATTTATTAAATATAAGTTTAAATCATTATTAACATATTTTTCATCATTTGAATTTATAAAAATATTTATTAATAAATCTAAAGATATATTATTTTCAATAAAAAAATCTATACCTAAATTTATAATAAAATTTCTATATTTTCTACTACAAATATAAGAATAATTTCCATAAATAGTATCATTATTATTACGAATAATATTTTTTAAATTTATTAATTTAATATTTTTATCATCAATTAATTTATTAAAAATTTTACTAGTTGTATCAAAACCTAAAAATATAAAATCTTTATTTTGTAAATCACTATCTAATAACTGATAATATAAATAAAAATCTTTATGAATATAAACATTGTCTTCTAATATTAAAACTTGGTTAATATTTTTATTTTTATTTATTTTTTTAAATAATTCAATAGTTGAATATATATTTCCTAGGATACCAGATGAATTAATATGTTTTTTTGTTATTCCTAAAGTCTTTTTATTTATTTTATTATTTTTATATTTTAATAAATATTCTTCATATTTATCAATAATATTTTGATTTTTAAATCCATTTAATGTTTCATAAAATTCATAGTCTTGATTAGAAATTTTTAAAGTTTCAAATTGTTTAATCATTTTTTGTTTCAAATCATTTTTAGTTTTTAAATTTAAAATATAAATTTTAGGAATAATCAATTCTAAAGGTTTTAATGATTTAATATGATTTTCAATATTTTTTCTATCTAGACTATCAAAATCATTATAATAAGAAATTTTATATTTTAATGAATTTTGTTTATTATAAACATATAATGTTTCGTTTAAATGTTTAACTTTTGAACCAGCTATTTCAGCTACACTAAACATTTCAGCTAAATCAGTACATCTATCAAGCCATTTATTATTAATTTTAAAATAAGATTCAGGTATTTTTTTAAATAACCATGCATAACCAGTTTTAAGATGTGTAAATAACCAATTTTTATAAGTCCTATAAGATTTATTTTTTTTAACTTCAACAGGATATTCATGTCCAATTATATTTTTAACAATTTTATTATCATCATAAACACAATAATTTGAATAAATTATTAAATATTTATTTTTATTATATTCTTCAACTAATAAATCTAGAGCATTATTTCTAGATAACCAATCATCACCATCTAATAAAACAACAATATCTAAATCATTTAAAATTTTATAAGTTTTATTTTTACCATATGATTGTTTCATATTTAAATCATTTTGATAATAAAAAACCTTATTTTCAATATTATATTTTGAAATAATTTCAAAAAATAAATCATGAGTATTATCTGTTGAAGCATCATTTGTATAATAAATAATCCAATTTTTATAATTTTGATAAATAACTGATAATAAATTATAATATATATTTGATTGATTGTTAAATGATGAAATAACAAAACAAAATAATTTATTATTATTTAAATTATTACTTCTATTAGTTGTATTATTTGTATTACTTCTATTAGTTGTATTATTTGTATAAGTTGAATTAGTTGTATTACTTGTATTACTTGTATTACTTGTATTACTTGTATTACTTGTATTACTTGTATTAGTTGTATTAATTGTATTATTAATTTTATCGTCGCATATTTCATTATTATCATTATTAAGATAATTTTGACAATCATTCATATCGACAAAATTAAATCCAGGAACCATTTCAATAAAATAAAAATTATAATTTAATAATTCATTTAATTTATTTTGTATTTCAATTAATTTTATTATTATAGAATTATTTAGATATATTAAATTATAATTTATTATTGCTAAAATTAAATTAGAATTTAAAAATAAATCATCTAAATTATCTAATTTGTAAATATGATCTAATTTATCATCACTAGTAATAAATAAATTTATTTTATATTTTGTATAATTATCAATATAATAAATAAATAATTCTTTATAATTTTCAACATTATCATATTCTAAATTTTGTTTATTTTCTTCAAATATTTTATTCCAATCAAATAATATATATAATAAATAATGTTCATATGAATATGGTATTTTTTTTTCTAATTTTAAATAAAAATTTCTACATTCTTCATAATCATTTAAAAAATCTAATTTATTAAATGATTTAAAGAATTCAATACATAAATTTTTTTCATTAATTTTATTAAAAATATTATAATTTTTAAAACGTCCTTCACTTAAATAATGTTTAAATGCATTTTTTTCATTTAAATTAATATTATAAATATTAGAATATTTTAGCCAATCATAATTCACAAATAATAAGAAATGATAATTACTATAAATTCTATTTTCTTTAAAACCATGATTTTTAAAATGAAGAATAGCACTATCTTTTGTACAAATATTATTATTAATTAAATCAAGATTAAAATCTAAATAAAATTTCCAATTAAATATTTTTAATTTTGATGAAACATCATTCTTATAATAAATATTTCTATTTTCATGAATACCATTATGAATGTAATGTAAAAAAGCTTTTTTAAAATCATTTATTATTAAATCATCATTTTCAGCAATATATCTTTCCCAATCAATATTAAAATATAAATTAGAATGATAATTAGAATGAAATAAATTTAATTTATAACCAATACTTTTAAAATGATGAATAGCTTTTTGTCTAGACTTTTCTTCATTAATTTCTATATTTAAATTATTAATTTCAATATAAAATTTATGATTAAATAAATTCCAATTAAAATTATTTATATTTTTTACATCTAATGGAATTAAATTTCTATTTTCATTTTTTCCATAATACATGTAATGTTGAAAAGCTTCCTTTTCATTGCATATTCCGTTTAAATCTTGATTTTTTTTTTTATATAAAATCCATGAATTTTCGTAATATATTTTAGAATGCTCAAATGTATAAAAACGATTTTCTTTAAGTCCATTATTTTTTAAATGATTATATGCTTTATTAAAGTTATTTATGTTATTTTTTTTAATATCTTCATAATAATCTATATAAAATAAATAATTGAATATTTTTAATATATTTTTATCCATATTAATAAATATAAAATATTAATTAATTTTAATTTAACAAAATTAATAAATAAATTAAAATAAATAAAATAAAATAAATAAAATAATAAAGTAATGATAATAAATATATTTACAAATAAAACAGGATATTATTTATCAAATGTATTAAAATATATTTTAATTAAAGAAAAACATATTGTTTATATAACAGAAGAAATAAATTTAAAAAATGAAAATCTATATATTATATTATTTTCACAAAAAGTAAAAGTATATCCAAAAAATTACATTATTTATAATTTAGAACAAAAAGACATATCTCCTTGGATAAATCAAAAATTTGAATTATCTATTATTCATAGTAAAAGATCATGGGATTATAGTCATTCAAATATAAATAAATTTAATTCTTATATACAAAAAAAAATAACATATTTTAAATTACCACTTATTGATTATAATTTAATATTAAATATGAATAATTTAAATCCATCAAATAATTTAGTTAAATTTAGTTTATTAAATAATTTTTATATTCAAGATTTTGATATTTTATTTTATGGCTTAATGAATTTTAAACGAAAAAAAATATTAAAATTAATAGAAAATAATGTAAATAGAAAATTTAAAATGCAAATAATTAGTAATATATTTGGATATTATTTATTTGAATTTATAAAAAAAGCAAAAATTATATTAAATATATCTTTTTACGATAATGCATTATTAGAATGTTATCGTATTAATGAAGTTCAAAGTTGTAAAAAATTAGTTATTAGTTTTTATCCAAATAAAGATGATACCATTAATTATGAATATTATAAAGATAGTGTTGTTTTTGTAAATTCCATTCCAGAAATGATAAATAGTATTAATTTTTATTTAAATAATAAAGATGAATATGATAAAAAAATAAATAATATAAAATTTTTACAAAAAACAGATTTCATTAATGAGTTATTATAATTATATTAAATCATTTATTATTACATTTATTATTACATTTATTAAATTTATTATCATTATTTTAATTATTAATTAAAATTCATAAATATTTAATGAATTTAAAAATCTATATATATAAAATTAAATATTACATAATAAAAATATAAAAATATAAAAATATAAAAATATAAAAATATAAAAATATTTATTTAATATTTTTTGTAAATTCAATAATTTGTTTTGATACATCTTCAAAATAATTAGTATCTTCTTTAAAATCATTTGTACAATCAATTATTTTTTTATCAAAATCAATTACATCATACATAGAATTATGATAATTATGACATTTTTCTATATATTCAAATGGTATATTTTCTTCACCGTTTCTATTTCTTATTGATATTCTTTTATAACTAACTTTAGGGTCCGTTTTTAAATAAATCATTTTACTTATTGGTGCAATATCTAAAAATGATTCAAACCATTTATTATAAATTTGATATTGAATACTTTCCATATTTCCACTATCATATAACATTTGTGCAAATACATATTTATCAGTAAATAATGATCTTTCTGATATAATAATTTTTCCAGGATTTTCTTTAATAGTTTTTCTTAATAAATTTAATCTACTAATATAAGCCATTATTTGAAATGTAAAACTGTATTTTTTTTGATCAGCATAAAATTTTTGTAATATTGTATTGTTTTCTTCATCTTTAATAGTTTCCCATTCATCAACTGGTTCTGGTAAAAATACAATTTCATTATTAATATTGTCTTTATTATACTTTTTTTTTAAATAGTCAATAATTGTTGATTTACCCGAACCAATGTTTCCTTCAATTGATAATATTGTTGTTAAATTTGTTATTGTTGTTATTGTTGTTATTGTTGTCATATTTATTAAAAATATATAATTAGTATTTTATTTATACGAATTTAAATCAAATATTATATAATTTATATAATTTATAATTATAAATCAATTTCTATTTTTTTTTTAATAATTATTTTATAATTTAATTATTTATATATTAAAATTTTTATTTATATATATATATATATTATGAAAATAATTGTCGCCACAATGGTAAAAGATGAAGTAGATATTGTAGAAAAATGGATTATATATCATGGTAAAATATTTGGATATAAAAATTTATTTATTGTTGATAATATGTCATCAGATGGTACATTTAATATATGTAAAAAATATAAAGAAAAATATGGAATAAATATAGAAAAACACCCTGATTACAAAAAAAAAGGTCAAATAATGACAAGAATTTTTAATCAAAATAATTGTGATATATTTTTTCCAATAGATATTGATGAATTTATTGTACAATATAATAGAGAAAAAAAAATAATAGGTATAAATAATATACATTCATATTTAGAATGTTTAATAAAAAATCAAGGAAATCAATATAATTATTTTAAATGTGATTATATTAATCCTAAAAAAACAGTAGATTCAAAAGATGTTATTGAAAAATTTAAACATGCATCTTTATGTGATACTTATGGTAATTCAAGAAAAACATTTATTTATAGAAATAAAAATTTAAAAAATGTAAATATAGATCATGGAAATCATATGGGAAGTGTAAAATATTTCGTTTGTAATTTATGTTTAGTACATTATCATAACAGAAGTCATCAACAAAAATATAAAAAATCTATTAATAATACATTAGGATTAGGATATAAAGTTGATATAAAAAAATTAGAAAATGGAGATAAAAATGAATTAGAAGTTTTAAAAAATGTTTTTACAAATAAGAATTGTCCTGGTGGTCATCATCCAAAATCATTATACAATTTCTTTAGTGGAAAAACAAAATCATTTGAACCAGTATTGGAAAATATAAAAGATAATTTTATTGACATTTCTAAAATATTTAATTATATTAGAAATTAAAAAATAAAAATAAAAATAAAAAATAAAAATAAAAATAAAAAATTAAATTAAAACCAATCTAATTTCATTTTCAATAATTTTTCTAATTTTTTAAGATCATCTTTGAAAAAATCAATCATTTTTTTTCTAAGACTTACACTTATATCTTTTTCTTTTTGATTTTTTGTATAAGTTCCTTCTAAAACTTTTTTTTCAAAAGCGAAATTATTTAAATTATAATTTTTCATTCCAATAAACTCTAATATTTTTTGAAATGTTTCTTTTTCCTTATTTTTTAAATCTTCATTTAAAACAATTAATAAATTTTCTCTGGGAAAGTGTGTCAATAATTGTTTAATTTGTTTATAATATAATCCACGTTGTAAATGATGAAAATTGGCACTTTCTAATGTAGGTATTTCATTTAAACGTAAATTTAATTCATCATTAATAGCATCTTCAAATGATTTAAAATTTCCAGTATTTTTTACATAATTTGTTTCTTGATTAAACATATGCCATTCACTATAAGCTCTATCAATAGGATTTCTTAAAACTAAAACCATTTTTAAATAAGGATTTAATTTACTTAAATAATAATGTGTATAATCTAAATAAATTAAATTAGGATTTTTATATCCAACTAACTTATTTTTATAATCAAAATGAGATTGCAACCATTTTATAGAGCCATGCATTTTCATCATATGACTATCTAAAAAGTGCATTTCACCTCCTGGATGATGACTTGGTATAGCCATATTTAAATTTTTTATTTTTGCTAAATTTTTCATTAAATAAGTAGTTCCTCCTTTTTCTACACCAATAATGCTAAAATCTAAAATTCTATATTTGTCATAAAAAATAAAAACATCTGCATTAGATTTATGATACATACAATATTTTTTATTATTAATTTTAATAATCTTATAATTCTTTTGTTTATTATTTAAATATTTATAAAAACTTTCAGGAATAATTAAATACCCATTTATTAATGTAGAATTCCATGCTATTTCGACATCAACTTTATTTTTAGGTTGTTCATAAACTAAATATTTAAAAAAAGGTGGATTATAAATACTGCCTTTCATAATTTGATAAGGATCATCTGATCTAAAAAAAATAACTTTTTTATTTTTATTTCCAATAAAATTAAATTTTTTTTTAAAAGAATCGGATTGATAAAAAATTAAAGATTTATCCATATATTTAGGTTATAAAAAATATTTAAAAAATCAATTAATATTATTAAATGGTAAAATATTTTACAATAATGGGTGAAAGGTGTTCAGGAACAAATTTTTTAGAAAAAGCAATCTTAGAAAATTTTGAAATAGAATTAATATGGCATTATGGCTTCAAACATTTTTTTGGTTTTTATGATTATTCTAAGAAAAATCCTATTATTGAAAATGATGATGATGTATTATTTTTAGGAATAGTTAGAGATCCAATATCATGGATAAATAGTTTTAATAATACAAAACATCATATACCAGAAGAAAATGCTAAAAATATATTTAATTTTTTACATAATGAATTTTATAGTGTAGATAAAGAAAAAAAAGAATTAATGCAAGATAGAAATTATAAAACAAAAAAAAGATATAGAGATATTTTTGAATTAAGAAATTTAAAAAATGAATATTTAATTAATCATAAAGATAGAGTAAAAAATTATTTATTAATAAGATATGAAGATTTAAAAAACAATTATCAACAAACATTACAATTTTTAGAAAAAAAATTTAATTTAAAAAGAAAAAATAAAGATGGATCTTTTATACAAATTAAAAGTTATAAAGGATTAAAAGAAAAACCATTTAAAGGAAATACAATTACTTTAAAACAACAAACAATAAGAAATATAAAAAATAAAATAAATAAAAAACAAGAACAATCTTTAGGATATATATATTAATTACATCGACCGGAAAGATTAGTATTAAATTGTTGTATAACATTAAACATGAAGATGTAAAATAAATTTTTCAATAAATTTTACATTATTAGAAGCATCATAATAACCTTTTTCAAATAATTTTATTAATAAATCAAAATTAATATCAAAAGCATCATCATTTATAATATTCATCCATTCATCAATACAATTTGTTTCACCACTAAATTTATTAAAATCACTAAATAAATTAGGATGAATGATTAATTGAGTATTAGGATTATGTATATATGGGTCTTTTGAAAAACCACCATCAAATGATATCTTTCCTCTATATTTATAAATAAGTTTACCAGTTAAAAAAGGAATATTAGAACTAGCAATAATACAGTTTAAAGCATCTTCTAATGAATCAAAATCAGTATAAATATAATTTTTTAATCTAAATTTTTCTAAAACAGCAACTCCAATAAACATTCTACTAAAATCAAAATCATCATCAACAAAATTTAATAATAATTTTTCTTTTAAATTCATTTGTAATTGATAAACAGAATGTAAATTATGAAAATCAAGATTTAATATAAAATTTTTAAAATCACTAATATTTCCTTTGTAAGCTAATAAAAGTGAGTTCCATGCACCTGCAGATGCACCACTAAAAATATAATTATTCATATTATACTTTTCTTTTATAAAAACACTTATTCCCATTTCATAAAATCCTTTTAAACCAGCAGGTAAAATATTGATTACATTTTTATTTTTTATAAATTTATTATCATAATAATAATCAGTTATGTTATTGTATTCTAATCTAATATTATAACTGTTATGATTTATTATATAATTAATTTTATTTTTCTTATTATAATTATTTTTATTATTTTTATTAATTTGTTCAATATGTTTATTATAAAAAAATCTTGAATTTTTTAAATTATTTAAAAAAAAGGAATTATGAATAGGAAAAAATAAAAATATAAATAAATAAAATAAAATAAATTTCATTATTTTATCTTTTATAATTTAATTAAAATAGAAAAAAATAAATATGTAAAAAAGGATAGGATAGGATAAAATAAATATAAAAATAAATATAAAAATAAAAATATATTACACCGACCGAAAAGAAAAATGAGACAAAACAATATAAAGAAAACTAATTATATATAAATGGTAATGTGGATTATAGAATTAAAAGAATTGCTATAAGTCACAAATTTTTCTTACCCATTTCATAACATTTAGACGAATGTTAGACTCATAGTTATAAATACCGA